TGGCGCAGCAGCTGATACCGATCATCCCGCCGCTGGTTGAGATCGCCGCGGCGATCCTGGAGCACGTCATCCCGGCTCTGGAGCCGCTGATCGCGCTTGCGCTACGCCTGGCGGTCGACGTGCTGCTCCGGCTGGTCGACGGCATCTCCAACACCATCAAGGCAGCGAAGCAGTTCGGCGAGGATGTCGGCAAGGCCTTCTCCACCGCGAAGGACACGGTGATCGGCGACTGGAACGCCGTCGTGACCTTCATCGGAGGTCTGCCCGGCAAGTTCGCGTCCGCGGGCGCGCACATGTGGGACTGGGTCAAGGACACGTTCAAGTCGGCGATCAACACGGTGATCGGCTGGTGGAACTCGCTGCATTTCACCCTGCCGAAGGTGTCCACGCCGCTCGGCGACATCGGCGGCGGCTCGATCGGCGTACCGACGATCCCGTATCTCGCTACCGGCGGTGACGTGGTCGGCGCTGGCCTGGCCGTGGTCGGCGAGGCCGGTCCGGAACTGGTCCGGCTCGGCGCGCCAGCCCAGGTCATCTCGAACCGTGACTCGCGCGCTCTCCTCAGCGGCGCCGGGCAGGGGCCGGACCGGTTCACTGCCGAGCTGAATTTGAAGTTGAACGGCCAGCACCTCGACAAGATCATGGTGGAGTTCCAGCGGCAGGGCGGCACGCTGGAGGCCGTCCGCAAGGGCGCGCTCGCAGCCATCGGAACGGGTGGCCGCTGATGTCCTTCACGTTGCGCGCATGGATCGCGTTCGACCCGCCGTCGTCGACCGCGCCGACGTGGGTAGAGATCACCAGCTACGTCCAGCAGGAAAACCCGATCACAATCACCTACGGTCGGGCCGACGGGCTGTCAGACGTCAACAACGCCAGCTGCTCGCTGACCGTCGACAACGACGACGGCCGGTTCTCGGCGGCCAACAAGTCCGGGGCCTGGTACGGCCAGATCCACAAGGGCAACTGGCTGAAGGTCGAACTCACCCCGCCGTCCGGGACCGTCAGCCAGAGGTTCGTCGGCTTCATCAATAACCTGCCGGTTCAGACGGCCGGGCAGACCCGGTACGGCCAGATCACCGCCTCGGACCGGTTCGAGAAGCTCGGTGCGAAACCCAAGTTGATCTCGATGATTCAGCACGAGGTGCTGACCGACCCGAACATCGTCGGCTCAGGCAGCATGCAGGGCTACTGGAACCTGCACGAGGGCGCCGGTGCGCTGAGCTTCGGCGACACCTCTGGCCAGGGCGCGCAGAGCATGATCGCGGCGTCGTCCGGGGGCGTGCCCGCCGGCACGGGTTTCGCCGCGAACAACGTCAACGGCCCCGGCTTCGACAGCCTGCGCGCCGTGACGTTCAACCCGGTCGGGACCAACACCGGCACCTACCTGACCGCGCCGATCACGTCGCCGCTGACCGGCACCTGGAACCTGTCCACCGGCGCCTACAGCGGCCTGTACGGCACGCTGGAGCTGTGGTTCCAGGTGCCGGTGTCGGTGCCCGGCGGCACCTATCAGGTCATCGCGTCCTTCAATGACCCGTCGACGTCCTTCGGCGTCACCATCGTGGTCAGCAACCACAAACTGATCATCGCGCCGGGCGGCACCAACAACGCCAACCAGGCCGGCTACCAGATGGACTTCTTCGCGTACCCGTTCGTTGTCGACGACGGTCAGTGGCACCACCTGATCGTGGGTGCGACCGCGACCAACGGCGGCGGCGGCTGGGCTTCGATGGTCGCCGTCGTCGACGGTGTCTGGTGCCGGGCCCTGGCGCAGGCCAACCAGGGCATCGGCGGGACCACGTCCGGGAACTTTACGCAGCTGGTCATTGGCGGCGGCTTCGCGTCGAGCGTGAATCCTGGGGTGGTGTTCTTCGGCGAGGTGAACGTCTGCGAGGTCGCCTGGTACTGGTCGGATTTGTGGAACGCGACCCCGGCCAATGGCCGGCCGCCGGATGCGCTCACCCACTATCACGCCGGGACGACCGGGTTCGCCGGCGAGTCAACCGATGTCCGCGTGGCCCGGCTGGCCCGATACGTGAAAATCCCTTCACCGACTACGTCGTTGTCGTCGACCTCGTTCAACAAGGTGCCGCCGTACACGCCGGCAACGCTCGGCCAGGTGCAGACCTACGTGCCGGCGACGACTCCCTGGCTGAACCTCTTGCCGGGCGCGCACTCGGTGTCGACGCAGTCCATTTCGGGCCGGGCGGTGCTGGATGTGATGCGCGAGGCGGCCCGCACCGAGGGGATGCCGCTGTTCGCCAATCGGTCCGGATACCTGTCGATGCAGGCCTCGACGATCCGGCAGAACACGTCACCGGCATGGTCGGTGGACGCTCTGGACCTGGACCCGGCGACCGCACAGGCGGATGACTTTGCCTACCTCACCAACCAGATGACCATTACGCCGAACGCGTCGGCCGCGGTGACGGTCATCGGCGCGGCCGGCTCGGCGGGCCAGCTGTCGCAGGCGAAGTACGACGTCTACGACGGCAGCCAGGCGACGGCGTCGCTCAACTCGGTCGAGGCACAGTCTCTGGGGCTGGGCATCATCCAGGTGCGCGCGGATCCGGCGCCGCGCCTGGCGCCGCTGGCGGTCGAGGCCGCGGGCACGTCGGCGCTTCCGGCCTACGGGAACGCCTGGTATGACGCGGTGCTGGCCACGGACATTTCGACACCGATTCGGGTAACGAATGCTCCGGCCGACCTCGGCGGCGGCAACTATGACGTGCTGGTGGAGGGCTGGACCGAGACCATCGTCGCCGGGCAGCAGCTGCTGGCGTTCAACGTCTCGGCGATCCAGGGCCCGACGTACCAGCTCGATGACGCGGTGCTCGGCCACATCGACACCGACGGCTCGACGCTGGCCGGCAGCACGCTGAACACCACGGCGCTGTCGTTTCAGGTGGCTACGACCAATGCCGGCTCGCCGCTGTGGACGACGGCCGGCGCCGATTTCCCGTTCGACATCAACATCGGCGGCGAGCAGATCACCATTTCCGGCATCTCCGGCTCCAGCTCGCCGCAGACGTTCACCGCGTCCGCGCGCTCTGTGAACGGTGTTGTCGCCTCCCACACCGTCGGCTCCGCAGTGTCGCTGTGGCAGCCCCTGACCCTGGCCTACTGAGAGGAGGCGACCTTGACCGCGCGCACCGTACCGACGATGCCGTCCTTCCTGGCCGGCCAGAAACTGACCGCTGCCCTGCTGAATCAGGTCGGCAGCTATGGCACGTTCTGGGCCAACCCGCCGGAGTTCCGGATGCACCAGAGCGTGGCACAGAACGTGCCGAACGCCACGTGGACACAGATCACCTGCGATGCGTCCGACTACGACAGCGACAGCGGCAGGGCCGGCAGCTCGCCCTACAGCTTCGTGATCCCGACCGGCATGTCCGGCCGCTGGTCGTTCGGCTGGATCCTGCCCTGGGTGTCGAACGGTACCGGATCTCGGGCCGGCGTCCTCTACAAGAACGGCGTCGTGGCGTCCACGTATCCGATTCTGCCGGCCGCGGGTGCGACCAGCACGAACGACGGGTCGGCCGACCGGATCGCCTGCAACGCGGGCGATGTGATGGCGCTGTACGGGTGGCAGTCCTCTGGTGGCACGCTGGCCACGTATGTCGCGAGCGACAGCATGGCGACGTTCTGGGGCAAGCTCGATTCGCTGGGGAACCCGTGACGGTTGCCGTAACCAACTACTATCGAACTGGAGTTCGAGGAGGTAACCATGGGCGGCGGTGCGGTCGGCTTGCTAGTGCATGTCCTGGGCCTCGATGACGGGTCGAGCCGCTGGTATCTGTGGTGGTCGGGTGCCGGCTCGGACATCAGCGAACTCGCGCTGGTCGGCGCCGTTCTCGCACATGTCCGGCGGCTCAACTGCCATGTGCACGGGTGCCTGCGTATTGGCCGGCATCCGGTGGCCGGTACCGGGTACGTGGTGTGCCGGCGTCACCATCCTGACGGCGCGCCGACGGCCGCCGATGTTCGAGAGGCGGCATCGTGAGCCCGATCATCTTCGGCCCGGACATCTCGTCCTATCAGTCCGGCCTCGACCTGTCGCGCCTGGAGGACGCCTCGTTCGTCATCGCGAAGACGACCGAGGGCACCTACTACACCGACGCCGACTACCAGGGGTGGCGCGGCCAGGCCGGGCGGCTGGGCAAGCCGTTCATCTGGTATCACTTCCTGTCCGGCGAGGACGCGGCCGCCCAGGCCGCGCACACCGCGGCGAACGTCGGCGACAGCTCGTTGCCGGGGATGCTCGATGCGGAGCCTGCGGGCTCGTTCTCGCCGTCGCTGGCCCAGATCGTCGACTACATCGACGCCGCGCACGGCGCCGGCCTGAACCTGCGGCTGGTGTACCTGCCTCGCTGGTACTGGCAGCAGATCGGCTCCCCGGGCCTCTCGGCGGTCGCGGACCGCGGCGTGGCGCTGGTGTCCTCGGCGTACCCGGGCGGGACCGGCTCGCCGACCGGGCTGTACCCGGGCGACGGCGCGGCTGGCTGGCAGCCCTACGGCGGGATGACGCCGCTGATCTACCAGTTCACGAACCAGGCCTCCGACGGCGGCCAGCCGCTGGACTACAACGCGTTCCGCGGCTCGACCGCGCAGCTGGTTGCCGCGCTGGACGGCACGACCCCGGCGCCCACGCCAGTTCCTACTCCCACCACAGATCCGGAGGACGACGACATGCCCAGCTTCGCCACAGGAGAGATCACGCCCGGCCCCGGCGCCGTCACCATCGTGCTGCCGCCGCCGGCCAACCGCGGTAGCGCCGGGTGGGGCAACGTGTGGTTCAGCCTCGGCTGCACCCTCGGTGACGCCGGTGTCCACGTCGTTGGCTTCGTGGACGGTGAGGGCTGGTCCCACGACTACCCGAACGTGGTGGTTCCCGACCACGGCAACCGGTTCGATCCATTCGGCGGCCCGCTGCCGGCCGGAATCCAAAAGATCAGCATTACGCGCACCAGCAACCCGAACGTGCCGCTGTCCTACCTGATCGAGGCGACGCACCGGTGAGCGGCCTGCTGAAGTATGCGAACAGCCAGCAGCTGGGCCGCGTCCTGCGGCTGATCGGTTTCGTCCTCGTCGGCGCGCTGGCGTCCTCGCCGCTGGTGCACGCGGCCGAGCTGCGGTATCCGCTGCTCGGCGTCGTCGTCGGCGTGCTGGAGGCGGCGTATCGCACGGCGGTGCCGGTCCAGCCCGCGCCGACCGTCACCGCGGTTTCGGCCGAGCCGCCGAAGCCACCGGGGGCGACAACGTGACCATGGACCCGGGCGCCCAGTCCGCCGGCGTGCTCATCACGATGGGCCGCGTCTACGAGGAGGTGACCGCAGCGCGCAAGGACATCTCCTCGCTGGACTCGAAGGTCGAGCAGGCGCTGAAGCAGGGCGACGACCACGAGCAGCGGATCCGCGGGCTGGAGAATCAGGCTGCCCAGTCGTCTGATCATGAGCAGCGGATCAGCTCGGTGGAGAAGCGCGTGTGGATGGCCACGGGCGTGACGGCGCTGTTGGCCGCCGGTGCGTCGGCTGCTGCGACGCTGCTGGCTGGTACCGGGCGGTGAGCTACGCTCGGTCGCTGTTGCCCAGGCGCCCGAGGTCGACGGGTTTGGCCGGGGCGCCGTGCGGGTCGTACGGCTGCTGCTGCTGGCGTTCCCGGCGCGCCATCCGGCTGTCGACGGTCTGCCCGATGGGGTTGTGCCGCCAGCACCAGCGGAGCGCCAGGAACAGGCCGTAGTAGAACCAGACCGCGAGCCAGACCTCGAACTCGATCACCCATACGTAGATGTAGAGCAGGGCGAGAAACACGCCGGTGAGGCCGTAGACGCCGCGCAGCCTCCACGGCGGGATGCTGTACAGCCAGGGCCGCTGGTTCCCGATGATGCGAACGCCACCGCGGCGCCTCGTGTGGTGATGGTGGTGGTGTCGGCCGCCGAGCCGGCCTGAGACGCGCACGCCGGGTGCGACCTTGACGCTAATCCTCATCGTTCCCCCCTTGGCCCGATTCAGTGGCCTGAGGGTACGCCGGGCCTGCGCGTGATCGCCAGGGGACACGCCGACGCCCGGCCGCATCACGACCGGGCGTCAGTAACGCTGAAAGAGGTCGCCGGGGCGGGGCTACGCCTCGCGGTGCCCAACGTCGATGAGCCTGCCGAGCGCGCGGGTGATGGTTCGCGCGCCCTCCTCGCCGACGTTCGGCACGTCGGCCAGTTGGCCGCGGTCGCGATCAGCGAGCTGCCGCAGCGTGGTGATGCCGGCCCGCTCCAGGGCGGTGATGGTGTCGAGGGTGACGCCGGCGTGGAGCAGCGCGGCGCGGGTGGAACCGTTCATGAATTCAACTCCGTAGGATGTGGCCGCGGATGGCGCGGAGCCGACGTATTCGGGTCGTCGGCTCCGCGCGAAACCGTCAGGCCAGGCAGTACACGGGGGTGTCGAGCTCGCCGATGATCCAGCCGGTAGTGGCGCCCCCACCCTTGAGCCGGAGCAGAACGAACTGGTGTGCAAGCGTCGTCTGGCCAAACTGGTCCCGCAGCGACTCGATGTCGCCGAGGCACATCAAACTGGCCTCGATGACGGTCAGGAAGTGACCGCCGCACCATGCGCGCATGCGGGGCACGATGTCCTCGGCGTCGAACTCCTGGACGGGGCCGCCGTTGGCGGCGGCGCAGGCTGCCTGGTAGGCACGGAGGTTGCGGGGGCGCGGGTTGACCGGGCATCCGGCGCGAGGGGATTCGCTGGGGACGAGCCCCGGCGGCTGGGCGGCTTGCTGGGGAATGCACTCGTCGCCCACTGGGCCCGCGGGGGCCGTGGTGGCGAGAGACCTTCCCCACGTCGTGTCGAGCACGTCGTGGTCCTCTCGGGTCTTGTGGAGTTGTTGATCACCCTGAGTCGTAGGGTGCTGTCTCACGGTAGACCCGAATTGCAGGCCATGGAAGGGTGGCGCGCCGATTCCCGGGCGCGCGGGGAGGATACGCGCCCCCTCCGACAGTCTCAGCCCTCGTCGAGGCCATCCTGGACGGCCGCGATCCGGACGTCCCGCTCGGCATTGATCGCGGCCTGATCCGGGTTACGCTCGGGCTCGCCGAGGTCGTCCTCGACGACGAGGTACCGCGTGCCCACCGCCCACACGTCGGTGGCGCCGGCCTGGACCGCAGCGAGCGCGTCCGCGCACTCCTGCTGACGGTCCCGGTGGGTGCGCCAGTGGTCGCGCCACCGCTCCAGCTGGGCCACGATCTCGGGGCGGTCGCCCTCGAACGTCTGGTACTGCCTCACAGCCCCTCCACAACCCGGTACACGCCGCCGTCGACCTCGACCCATGTGGCGCCGTCGCGGACCTCGCGCCAGGCCTCGGCGAACTCCTCGGCCACGGCCCGCTTGCCCTGCTGGAGCCGGTCCTTGCCGTACTGGTCCAGCTCGGCCAGGACTTCGTCCTTGGTGCCCTCGGCAACTCGGTAGCGTCTCATGGCCCTGAGCTTACTGTCCGTCATCCAGTCAACATGGAGACGTCCATGTTGACTAGACTGCGGATATGTCGAGTAGTGACAAGGGAAAACGGCTGCGCGTCGCGATCTACTGCCGCATCTCTCTGGCCAGGCACGGAGACCTCGTCAAGGTCGAGCGCCAAGAGGAGGACTGCCGGGCGCTATGCGACCGGCTCGGCTGGGACGTCATCAAGGTCTTCGTCGACCCGAACCGGTCGGCGTGGCTGCGCAACCGCAAGCGTCCCGGATGGGATTCGATGCTGCAAGGCATCCAGGAGGGGAAGTTCGATGCGATCGTGGTCTACCACGGCGACCGGCTAATCCGGCAGCCTTGGGACCTGGAGCTGCTGCTAAGGATCGCCGACGAGAAGGGTATCCGGTTGTCCTCGCCGACCGGAACGCGGAACCTGGACAGCGCCGACGACCGCTTCGTCCTGCGCATCGAGGCCGCGCAGGCCTGCCGCGAGTCGGACAACACCTCACGCCGCGCCAAGCGTGCGCATGAGGCGCTGGCCGCCAAAGGGGTGCCGCGCAAGGGCGGTAAGCGGCCCTATGGCTTCGAACCCGACCTGGTGACTGTCCGCGAATCCGAGGCGGTCATCATCCGGGAACTGGCCGGCCGTATCCTGGCCGGGGAGTCCACGGGGGCCCTCGTCCGGGACCTGAACGCCCGCGGCATCCCGAACGCGTCAGGGAATCCCTGGTACCACGAGGGCATCCGGAAGCTGATGTGCGGGCCACGGCTGGCCGGCCTGGCGACGTTTCGCGGTGAGATTACAGGGCCGGGCCAGTGGCCGGCGATCCTGGAGCGGGACACCTGGGAGTCGGTGCGGCGGCTGCTCGCGGGTAAGCAGGCCTCGTTCCCTCAGGCAACGAACGCGCGCAAACACCTGCTGACGAACATCGCACTGTGCGGTAGCTGCTCGGCGCCGCTGGCGGTGCGCTACAACTCGCGATCGGAAACGCTTCTGGCCTATGGGTGCATCAACCCGGAATGCAAGGCGAAGGTGCATCGGGTGATGGAGCCGCTGGACGAGTACGTGATCGGGCGGGTGTTGCGGCGTCTGGCGGATCCGGAGCTGTGGGAGCGGATCGAAGCGGTGCCGGACGATGACGGCGCGGGCGCCGAGCTGGAGGCGATGGAGGCCAGGAAGCGGCAGGTGGTCGCGGAGTTCGCGGAAGACGATGAGATGGATCCGGCGTTGCTGCGCGGGATGCTTCGGCGGCTGGATGAGCGGATCCGGGAGTCCCGTGGTCGAATCGCTTCGCAGCGCTCA